GTGGCCCTACCTCAATTCACCTGACACCAAATTCGATAATGGTGGTGCTGGTGAATACAAAGTATCGGTCAAGCTGACAGAGGATGCAGCCCAACCCGTCATCGATAAACTGCAAAAAATTCTTGACCAGTATCAGGCAGAGGAAATCTCTCAGAACCCCAAGGTCAAACAGTTCACCCCTCGCTTACCTATTGAGGAAGAGGTGGATGACCAAGGTAATCTGACAGGTAACTGGTTACTGAAGGTCAAACAGAAGGCGCAGATTACCACAGCCAATGGCATTGTGGATATGAAGGTTGCCCTGTTCGATGCCAAGCGGCGTCCTACAAACGCTGAGATTGGTGGTGGTTCTACACTGAAGGTAGCAACAACCATCATCCCGTATACTATGCCCAGTAACAAAGCAGTTGGTATCTCCTTGCGCCTATACGCAGTGCAAGTTCTTAACCTAGTTGAAGGTGGGTCTGATAGTGATGGCTCCATGTTTGACGTAGAAGATGGCTTCTCTGACGAGACATCAGAAATGGCAAGCAACTTCACCAAGAACATAAGCCACCTGTCAACTGCAGGTGACACTGATTTCTAGCATTGGTGGCATACGCTATCCCAGCACTACAAGGCAAAGAGCAATAGCGAATGGTTGGCGGTCAGGACTTGAGGAAAGTCTAGCCGCCGACCTCACTGTGAAAGGTGTGCAGTTCAAGTATGAAGAGAACAAGTTAAAGTATCTCGTACCTGAACGCACTGCTACCTACACCCCAGATTTCTACATCACTACACGGTCAGGTAAGACCATTGTGATTGAGAGCAAGGGCCAGTTTAAAACTGAAGACAGAGCCAAGATGTTGTTGGTGAAAGCACAGCATCCTGAGTTGGATATTCGGCTGGTCTTCTCCAACCCTAATACCAAAATTTCAAAACAATCAAAGACAACCTACGCAATGTGGTGTGAGAAGCATGGCTTCCTCTACTCACGGCGTGTTGTCCCACAAGAATGGATAGATGAATGAAGAGGACAGACGTTAAGTATCTTATCGTCCACTGCGCCTACACCCCACCCAGTATGAACATTGGTGTCAAAGAGATTGACCAATGGCATCGCGAGAAAGGCTGGCTAGGATGTGGTTACCATGTGGTTATCAAACGTAACGGCAAGGTGGAACGGGGCCGACCCTATCACAAGCAAGGGGCGCACGTTCGCAGCATCAATAATAAATCTGTGGGCATCTGCCTGATCGGTGGCATGACCGCCGACAAGAAGGGTCCAGAGATTAACTACACTGATGCTCAGTACACAGCACTGCGAGAGGTGCTGGAAGAACAGCAGGAACTATTCGGAGATGACACCGAGGTCAAAGGTCACACTGATTTTGACAGCGGCAAGACCTGTCCGAACTTCGATGCTGCCCTCTGGTTTGAAACCGGAGAACTGAAGCAAACTTTCTAGGTTGCACTATAGCTCACTCAACAATTCTGTTGGGTGGGCTTCTTTAAATCCCAGACATCTTGGAGATACGCATGACACAAATGCAAACAGTTACTAAGCACCTCAACACGTATGGTTCTATCAGCCCACTGGAAGCCCAATCAAACTACAACATCTGGCGGTTGGCTGCAGTTGTAAATCGGCTGAAGAACGCTGGCACTGACATCGTAACTAGCATGAAGACAGCACCTAGCGGGGCCAAGTATGCAGAATATAAACTCGCAAGAGGCTGAATTCTTAGGCCATGAAAGCTGCCCTGACTGTGGTTCCTCAGATGCACTGGGGGTCTACAGCAATGGCACTCATTGCTTCAGTTGCGGGGTAAGTAAGACCTTATCCCGTGACAGTTCCACCGCACCTGTCCGAAAGGTATCTCAAAAAATGCAGACTAATCTTATCGCCATTGGCGAACCACAGGCTTTGCCACGGCGCAAGCTGACTGAAGAAACCTGCAAGAAATTTGGTTATAACATTGGTGAGTACAACGGTCAGCCCTGCCATGTTGCTAACTACCGCAACAACTCAGGTCAGGTGGTAGCACAGAAGCTGCGCTTCGCTGACAAAGGTTTCAAGTTCTTAGGTGACACCAAGGCTGCTGGCTTGTACGGGCAGCACCTCTGGTCTGCTGGCAACGCTAAGATGTTGGTCATAGTAGAGGGTGAAATTGATGCCTGTTCTATGAGCCAAGCACAGGGCAATCGTTTCCCTGTGGTATCAGTTCCCAACGGTTGTCAGGGTGCTAAACGTGCGGTGCAAAACTCACTTGAATTCGTTGAGAGTTTTGACCGTGTGGTTATCATGCTGGACAACGATGATGTAGGCCGTGCGGCAAGCGTAGAGATTGCTGAACTGCTAACCCCAAGCAAAGCTGCCATCGCCACCCTGCCACTCAAAGACCCTAACGAAATGCTGGTGGCTGGACGTACCAAAGAACTGATCGATGCCATGTGGCAAGCAAAGGTCCATCGACCTGATGGTATCCTTGCAGGTACAGACCTATGGGATGACGTATCAATAGATGCTGACACCCCGTCTATCCCCTACCCATTCCAAGCACTGAACATCAAGACACACGGCATACGTCGAGGTGAACTGGTGACCATCTGTGCTGGCAGTGGCGTAGGTAAATCGCAGGTGTGCAAAGAGATTGCATACCACCTTATCAACCAAGGCCAATCTATTGGCTACATTGCGCTAGAAGAGAACGTGAAGCGCACCGCCCTTGGCCTCATGGGGTTGGCTTTAGACAAGCCATTACACCTCACGAAAGAAGGAGTATCAGATGATGACTTACGATCTGCTTTTGATCTTACAGTTGGCAGCGGTAGCGTATATCTTTATGACCACTTTGGGTCGCTAGAGACAGACAACCTGCTGAACAAGGTTCGTTATTTAGCCAAAGGTTGTGGTGTATCCTACGTCATACTCGACCACCTATCTATCGTAGTCAGTGGTATTGATGATGGTGATGAACGCAAGAACATCGACGTTGTAATGACCAAGCTACGGTCACTCTGCGAAGAGACAGGCATTGGCCTTATCCTTGTGTCCCACCTACGCCGCCCATCTGGTGAACGTGGCTGGGAGAATGGCCTTGAGGTTACACTCAATTCCCTGCGTGGCTCTGCATCTATCGCCCAGCTATCAGACATGTGTCTGTCAGTTGAGCGTGACCAGCAGGGTGACAACCCCAACCAATCTACCGTGCGTGTCCTAAAGAACAGGTTCTCCGGTGAGACAGGTATTGGGTGCTTGCTCAACTACAACATCGACACAGGCCGCATGACTGAAGTGACACAAGCCAGTGTCTTTGAAGTAGAGGAACAGCACGATGACTTTTAAAGACAAGTACTGGCACGAGAAGTGTGCCGAACTGGAAGAGTACATCGCAACGCAGAAGCGTGAATGTGAGTATTGGGAACGTGAAGCGAAGACACTCATTATCCGCAACAGCAAGCTGAAGGCACAGCTAAGACTTTGGAAAGGTACAGCACCATGATTAATCTAGTACAGATTAGTGTTGGTCTAGTCATCTTTTACATTGGTCTTAAAATGTTTTCAGGTGGCATGAAATCTATGGGTAACATCGACCACCTACAGTGGTTCATAGCTAACCCAATTTACATGTTCTTTGGTGGTATTGTTATGACCTTGGCATGGCAAAGTAGTTCTCTATCAACCACTGCCATCATCGCGCTAGTTGCATCTGGTGCAGTACCTCTACCTGCAGCAATTGCATGTGTGTTAGGTGCTAACATTGGCACAACAGGGACCATCTGGCTGGCAGGATTGTTAGTCTCTGATGGAATGCCAAAAGGTGACACCCTGCGTATCGCTCTCGTTCATACAGGTGTGAACCTTTTGATGGCTGCTAGTCTGCTGCCGTTTGTCAATCACATATCTAAGTTTGTTGGAAGGATAACACCATGATTAACCTACTGTTCGACATTGAGACTGATGGTCTTGATGCAACTGTGTGTCACTCACTCGTCATCATCGATGTGAACAGTGGCGTTAAGATTAGCTGCGCTGACAATCAGCAAGGCTACTTTCCTATCGATGAAGGGCTTGACATAATGGCACAGGCTGACATCCTGACAGGCCACAACATCATGGGCTATGACCTTCCCCAGCTTGATAAGCTGTATGGCTTCAAGTTCACTGGTGAGATACATGACACCCTGCTGATGTCCCGCCTAATCTGGTCGGACCTGAAGGGTGATGACTTCAAGGAACAGAAAGTCACAGGCAGACTGATCGGCAGTCACAGCTTAAAGGCATGGGGTCACCGCTTGGGTAACTACAAGGGTGACTTTGAATACAGTGTTGAGAAGTTTGCTCAGTGGTCTAAAGAAATGCAGGACTACTGTGAACAGGACTGTCACCTAAACCTGCAGCTATACAAACTGATGATGGCTAAGAAACCATCACCCGAAAGTATCAAGCTGGAGCATGACTTTGCTGCCGTTATCCTGAAGCAGGAAGCACAGGGTTTTAACTTCAATGAGGATGCAGCACACAAGCTGCTGTCTACACTACAGGGCAGACATGCTGAACTAGAAGTCGAACTGCAGAAAGCCTTCCCACCGTGGCAGGTTAAGGAACCATTCACACCCAAGGTCAACAACAAGACCAGAGGATATGTGAAGGGCGTCAAGACCTACAAGGTTAAAGACGTTGTGTTCAATGCTGCATCCCGTGACCATATCGCAGACAGATTGCAGAAGGTTCGCGGCTGGGTGCCTACTCTATACACACCCAGTGGTAAGCCACAGGTGGACGAGAGTGTGTTGTCTAAGCTGGACTATCCAGAGGCAGTCATTCTCTCAGAGGTTATGCTAATCAACAAGCGTATTGGTATGCTTGCAACAGGTAACAATGCGTGGCTAAAGATGGTGAAGGATGGGAAGATACATGGAAGAGTTACCACCAATGGTGCTGCCACAGGTAGATGTACACATCAAAGACCAAACGTCAGCCAGACACCCAGCATCAACTCACCATACGGTGCAGA